TTTACACCCCATTATATTACCTAAATCGGTTACAGGTAATGAGCAAGGACTAATGAATCCGTCCATCTATATTCATGATGGTAAGATTCTTGTAAATATCCGGCATATTAACTATATCCTTTATCATTCTGAATCTAAAAAGTTCCCCCATCAGTGGGGTCCTTTGGTGTATGTGCATCCACAAAACGATGTTGCTCTTAAAACCACAAACATCGTTGCCGAATTTGATTCCAATTTAAATCTTGTAGAAGCTAGTACTGTTGACACGTCAGAACTCGACACTGATCCGACGTGGAACTTTGTTGGTCTTGAAGATGCAAGATTGTTTTCTTGGGATGACAAACTTTACCTTTGCGGTGTTAGAAGAGATTGCTATGACGACAAAGGTAAAGGTCGTATGGAACTACAAGAGATTGAATACAAGGACGGTAGATGGGTAGAAGTATCTCGGCATCCTATTCCTGCGCCAAATGGTGACGGCTCTTATTGTGAAAAGAATTGGATGCCTATTCTTGATATGCCATATCATTTCGTTAAATGGAATAATCCTGTCCAAGTTGTAAAATACGACATTGAAGAAGGCACGACAGTAGATGTAGTTTGCGATAAAGATAAAACCTATCAGCACGTTCCTGATATGCGTGGTGGTTCTCAAGTCCTTCGTATGAGTGAAAACCAACAAATGGCATTCATCCATGAAACAAGCTTATTCCGAGATCCTTTTAATCGTAAAGATGGTAGTTACCAACACCGCGTTGTAGTATGGGATAACGATTGGAATATTGTTCACCGTTCTCAACCTTTCTACTTTATGGGTAATCAACATGACCACGCAAAAGGCGTTGATTACGCGGTTGAGTTTGCGGTTGGTGCATCTTTTTATGGTAATGATATTTTAATTTCATTTGGAGTTGTTGATAACTGTTCGTTTATATTACGAATGCCACAGGATGTGTTTATGAATTTTTTGAAGGGTGAAGGATGATACAGAAATTATTAACTGATGTTGTATTAGATCACGAGAATACTTTTAAGCTTTATGCCCTTGCAAAAGAATATGATAAATTAGAGCAAGGTGCAGGTGCTGTTACATTCTATATGAGAGCGGCTGAAAACAATAAAGAAGAAACCTTTGAAGAAAGATTCGTTCAATATAAAGCTTTAATTAAAATGGCTCTTATATACCATCGTGAAGGTAATAGAGATATTACTGCAAGAGGTTTGTTTCAACACGCGATTGTGCAAATGCCAGAAAGACCTGAAGCATATTTCATTTATAGCGATTGGCTTGCAAATAGACATGATTGGCGAGATTCTTTAGTAATTTCTAAACAAGGTTTGAGTTGTACCGATTTTAAAAAGGTTGACGATGATTTAGATTATATTGATAAATGGCAATTAGAATTTATTTACGCAATATCAAAATGGAAAACCGAAGGCTCAGATCGTTCTAAGAATCTTTTATTTGATTTTAAATATAAAACAAATCATAATAAGCATTATGGCAAACTTATTGATACTTGGATTAAGCAAGCAGGATATCCGTCAACACTACAGTTTACATCTGAAGATATTGAATCATATAAGTTTCCTTTTAATGGTATTGAATACGTTAAAAAGAACTATTCGCGCCATTATCAAGATATGTTTGTTCTTTCAGCATTGGATGGTAAAAACGCAGGTACGTTTATTGAAATTGGATCAGGAGATCCATACGTATTTAATAACACGGCATTACTTGAAGAAACTTTTGGTTGGACAGGTTTAAGTATTGATATTAACGAAAGGTTTGCTTATCAGTTTTCACGTAAACGTAATACACAAATCTTAAATGCCGATGCTTCTCAACTTGATTATGAATTGTTATTTAAAATGAATTGTGTAGAAAGGCATACTGATTTCCTTCGTATTAATGCCGAAACCGCAACATATGCTGCGTTACAAAAGATTCCATTCCACAAGCACGAATTCTTTGTTATTCAAGTACAGCATAATGCTTGTTGGTGGGGAAATGAATTAAGAGAAAGAACAAGAGAGATTTTGCAGGATATTGGTTATGTACTCGCAGTTCCTGATGTTGCAGTTAATGAAACAGATAATTATGAAGATTGGTGGTTACATCCTGAGATTGCAAAGGTTAAGAGAAACATGATCTCTAAAGGAACTAACTTTGCTTATAGATATATGAATAAATAGATAGATGGAGGATGGTAAATTATGAAAGCAGTAATTGTGACAGGTGGGTTTGACCCTCTTCATTCGGGTCATATCGAATATTTTAAAGCCGCAAAAGAACTAGGTACTATCTTATTTGTTGGTGTAAATAGTGATGATTGGTTGACTCGTAAAAAAGGTAGACCATTTATGCCAGCAGAAGAGCGCATGGCAATTATTAAAGAAATAAGTTGCGTAGGTCATGTATTTGAGTTTGATGATTCAGACGAATCTGCTATTAATGCTATTAAGTATGTAAAGGAAAGTGTACCAAATAATACACCAATTGTTTTTGCAAACGGCGGAGATCGCACCAAAGACAATATTCCTGAGATGGTATTTGATGATGTTGATTTCCAATTTGGTGTTGGCGGAGAAGATAAAAGAAACAGTTCTTCATGGATCTTATCTGAATGGGACAAACCTACAACTGAAAGACTATGGGGTAAATACAAAGAACTTGACACAAATGGTCATTGGAAAGTAAAAGAACTTTCTATTGACGTCGGCAAATCACTATCAGATCAGCGTCACCATATTAGATCTGAACATTGGCATATCGTTGATGGCGATCTAAAAATGGAATTAGAGTTTCCAAACGAATATACTACATCTAAGGTATACAGAACCGGCGACAGTATTGATATTCCTGTGAATACTTGGCACCATGCAACCAATGTTGGTGATAGACCTGTTAAAGTAATTGAAGTGTGGATGGGCAAAGAACTATCTGAAGACGACATCGAAAGAAGATAGATTTTGGGTGCCCTATATCATTTTATAAATAACAATAAATAAAATCATTTTATAGGGATTACTCAATGGCCCAGCCTACAACAAGAGAAGAATTTAAAGACTATATCCTAAGAAAACTCGGGCAGCCAGTTATTCAGGTAAACGTATCAGAAGAACAGGTTGAGGACCGTGTGGATGAGGCAATCTCGTTTTGGCGTGATTATCATTATAATGGTAGTCAGCTTGTTTATTTAAAGCACGAGATTACTCAAGTCGACAAAGATAACGGGTATATCACACTGCCGACAGGTTTACTCGGCATCCAAGGCATTTTTCCGTTTAATTCAAATGTCGCTACAGGTCAAGGTATGTTTAATACGACATATCAGTTTGTTCTGAATAACCTTGACGATCTTATGACTTATAATGTTCAAAACTATTATATGACTATGCAGCATATTGAGTTTATGCAAGAGATTCTTGTGGGTCAGGCACCCATCCGTTATAACAAGCATGTAAATAGATTATACATTGACGTAGACAAAGACACAATGGTTGTTGGCAACTATATCGTTGTTGCTGCGTATGATGTGGTAAACGAAGGCGATTATCCTGACGTTTGGGGTGACCGTTGGTTGCAAAACTATGCTGCTGTGCTTGTAAAAGAAAACTGGGGTTCAAACCTTACCAAGTTTACTAATATGCAATTAGTTGGTGGTGTATCATTTAACGGCGAACAAATTTTGGCAGAAGCACGAGAAGAACGTCAGAGAATGGAAGAAGAGGCAATTGGCACGCTTCAACCACTCACATATAATTTTATTGGATAAGTCATGGCAACTAATGTATTCTTTCGCAATTATGATAATACCTATGAGCAAAACTTAATTGACGATTTGGTCATTGAGTCAATCTCAATCTATGGTGTTGATCTTATCTACATTACAAGTTCTTTACCTGAAGGAACAACTGATGAAATCTTAAACGAAAATGATTTAAGACTATTCGATACTACATATGATTTTGAGGCATATGTTAAGAATGTAGATGGGTTTGAAGGCGAAGGAGATTTCCTATCCAAGTTTGGTTTACAAATCCGAGATTCGGTTACTTTCACTGTTGCTATACGAACATTTGAAAGATTTGTTACCAAGGAAGATCAAACTCTTGTAAGACCTCGAGAAGGCGATTTGATTTACTTCCCATTAAACGAAAAGATGTTTGTTGTTCAGGATGTGGAACACGAAAGCGTATTCTATCAAAGCGGCGCGCTACAAGTTTACGATATGCGTTGTGAACTGTTTGAATACAGTGGTGAGCGCATCGAGACAGGCCGTGATAATATTGATACTTTCTATGTAGAAGCTAAGGAAAACTTTGATTCTGCTGATACACTTAGCAAATTACAAGACCTTGACTCTGCGGCTGATAACCTTGAGTTTGAAACAGTTGCTGACGATATTATCGACTTCTCGGAAATTGATCCGTTCAGCGAGACAATAGATGTACAGGACACATAACCGATGGCTATAGCAAATTATTTCTATAATGAAACAACAAGAAAATATGTAGCCGTCTTCGGTACTATCTTCAACCAAATCAGAATTGAAAGAGCAAAGGCTGATGGCACAGTAGTGCAGGATCTAATTGTTCCTCTTAATTATGGACCACAACAAAAATTCCTTGCAAGATTACAGCAAGATCCAAACTTAGATCGTAAATCTGCAATCTCTTTACCGCGTATGTCATTTGAGATTATGAGTATGGCATACGATCCTGAGCGTAAGCTTGGCCAAACTCAAAAAATTATGAGAACCAATACTGAGGTTACTGGACAACGAGGGTTTACATATGTAGGTGCTCCATATAATCTCGAGTTTCAATTGTCTATTATGACAAAGTATTCTGAAGATGCTGCAAAGATTCTTGAGCAAATCATTCCATTCTTTCAACCTGATTTTACTCAAACAGTAAAGCTTATTCCTGACATTGATCCTATTGATATTCCTATTATATTAAACGGAGTAACAACTGAAGAAATATACGAAGGAACATTCCAAGAAAGAAGAAGTGTACTTTATACGTTAAGCTTTACGATGAAAGGTTGGTTTTATGGACCACAAAGAAAAGCATCAGTTATCAAATTCATCGACACAAATTTTTACTCGAACACGCACCCAACGAATGCGCCATTTGTTGAAGGAGTGGATATCAGACCTGGTATGGATTCACAAGGAAATCCAATCTCAGGACAAGGAGGGGTTACTGCAACCGCTCGTGCGACTGTTCAAAATGGTTTAGTAACCGCGGTCACTGTTGTTAATGACGGAGAAGGGTACAGTTCCAACAACGTTGTTGGTATAACAATAGCAGATCCACAAATCGTCACTTCACAGGCGACCGCGGTTACTTCTAATAACACAATCACAAGTATTTCTGTAACTGAAGGTGGCGGTTATTATACGTCAACACCTTCGGTATCAATTACAGAACCAGATTTAGCGTTTACTAATGCAACTGCCACTG